TAAGTTTTAGCTCCGCAAGAAGTCTTTCCCGGGCTTCGGTAGCTTCTGTTGCTGTTTCAAGATGTCCAATCACATCTTTTAAACGCTGAATGTGCGAGTACAGGTCATCAGCGATTCTTTTTTCCTGATGCTCTGCCAGTGCTCTCCGGGCAATCCAAATGCGGGCCTCGGTGCCTGCGTTTGGTTCCACCTGCTGGAGGCGTTTTGCGTCTTCCAGTAGCAGCGCAATAACGTGTTTCAGTTCTGTCTCGCCCATCGTAAACCTCATCAGTCGTTTGCTTTTGTCTTGCTGGATAGCGCCTGCTTGAACTCGTTGAAGCTAAGGGCTTCTTCACCTTCAGCAAGGCTTTCGAAGTAATCTTCGTATGCCTTTTCCATGATCGTGCTGTTATCCATGCTTACCTCATTACCCTCTTAACGCCGGGTTGGCGGAACTTGTTACCTGTCGCGCCAGATTGTCTTGCGTCGATGAAACGCATAATACAACCTGTGGTTATGATGTCAATAACCTGAGGTTGTATTATTTATGTTTGGCTGACTTTTAGGCAAAAAAAATCCCGCAAAAGCGGGATGTATAATAGACAATTCAACAGGTTGGCTGTTTTATTTTGAGACGGAAAATTTTTTAGGAGTCAACCTGCTTAATCGTCGATTGGGTTAAAATATCTACTGTAGTGTTTCTTCAGTTCCTTGAGTCGCATATCAAAAACGAGAAGCATGTTTCTGCTTTCAATGTCGGGGAACTGACGGAAAATCCTCAGCAGTTGTTGCTCTTCGTCGGTAAGCTTTCGAAACTCCTCGGGAACATTTCCTTCATTTTTAAGCAGATACGGTTCCTGCTCTTCCTCATCAATAGAGGTCATGAACCATCGTGGTGGATACCCGGTAAGTTCAACAAGCTTGTCAATGTTATCCATTGACGGGCTGCTCTTCCCCTTTACCCATTTCTGAACTGTCTGCTGCGTTAAGTTCAATTTTTGGGCGAGTTCAGACTGGCTCCATCCGTTGTCCTTCAGAAGCTTATTGATCCGGTAAGTAGTGATGTCGATGGTCTTCATTGTCATGCCCAAATTTTACAGCCAAAGGGTGTTAATTGCGATATGAACCAAAGGTTGTTGATATTTACAATTTAAGGTTGTATTGTTGTGCCGTTTTCATAAGGAGTGACCAATGAGCGAAGAACTCAAAGCCAAACTTAAACGGCGCTATACCCAGGCGGAGATTGGCACCCGCCTCGGCGTTAGTCAGCAGACAGTTTTTAAGTGGTTAAAGAAACAAGTACCAGCAGAAAGGGTGATCCCCCTGTGTGAGCTCATGTCTTGGAGTATTACACCACATGAAATACGTCCTGATTTACATCCCACTCCCGTTAGCGGCATTCCTGAGGGGGTAATTATCGCAACTAACAACAAGCCAGAGGTGAGTCATGGAAATCAGGCATGAGCATATCTGCGAAGCCCTGAACACCTGGGCTATGGCAGCCGGGGCCAGAAAAATCCCGGCAGCGGAGATCGCGAAAGCGTACTTCCAGCTTGGTCTGACATCCCCGCATCTGTACGGGGATGAGCATCCGGAAGCCCTGAGCCGTAACACGCAGAAGATTTTCCGTTGGGCTAATCGCGACACCGACGAAGCGCGGGAAAGTATTCAGGCGCTGTACCCGGCAATAAAAGCGGCCATGCCGCCGATGCTTATGGCGCGACTGCGCAGTCACGACTCCCCGACTATCCGGGAACTGGTGACACGCAAGCAGAGAATTGATGAAGAATTTGAAACGCTGTTTGGCGTCATGATGACCGTCATTGACAGCGCGAATAACGGCGGGCCGACAGGCTGTAGCCTGGTTCATTAAGCGTGGCCCTGTGTTTGAGGTATTACCCATGACAATCAGAACGCCGACTGAAGCCGTAATGGCGATAGGCCGGATAAATTTCACGGGCAATGTCATTCCGGCCAGCTGGTGGCAACACATCAGGTTGCCGAGCGGGCGCCCGGATCAGACAGCGATAACGCTGTTATCAGAGATTGTCTACTGGTATCGGCCAGCAGAAGTGAGAGACGAATTTTCGGGTGCGCTGGTGGGTTATCGCAAGCGTTTTCACGGAGATAAGTTGCAACGCAGCTATCAGGCGTTTGCTGACCAGTTTGGTTTCTCAAAGCGAGAAACGACGGATGCGCTTAAACGTTTACGCAACGCCGGGCTGATTACGCTCGATCTCCGGACGGTGGCAACAGCAGCCGGTTCAGCAGTAAGTAATGTCCTGTTTGTAGGGGTTATTCCTGATGCCATCGCTGCCATCACCAACAGCTTCGATGCGGAAAGTGACATCACCAAAAATGGAACAGCTATTACGTTGAAACGGAACACCCCCTCCGTTGAAACGGAACACCTGTTACGTCCTGACGTAGAGGGTCTTACGTTGAAACGTGACACGTATACAGAGATTACTACAGAGATTACTACAGAGAATAAAAACACTATTGGTGCATCCGCTGGCGCTGCCGCACGTAAGCGATCTTCCAGAAATCAATATTCGCCTGAATTCGAAACTGCATGGCAGGCATATCCGAAACGTGCTGGCGGCAATTCGAAATCAGCCGCGTTCAAAGCCTGGAATGCCCGGCTGAAAGAGGGGGTGACTCCACAGGCAATGGCTCAGGGGGTGGAGCGGTACGCCGCTTACGTTCTGGCTACCGGCAATACGGGAACACAGTACGTCAAACAGGCGGCCACATTCTTTGGCCCGGACTGCCACTTTGAGGAAGCCTGGCTACCGCCGGTCGGTGCCAGCGCAGGGCACAATCAGTTATCACGAGGTACCAATCATGCAGAACCGGACACCGAACCCACTGCAAACGCAGCCGTTAAACGGATACGCGCCGCACGCGCACAGAAACTCGCAGGCCGAGGACAGGGCGTGGAAGTTCTGGGAGGTCATGGCGGAAATATATTCGAACCGCTGGGAAATCAAGAACGGTTCAGCACCGTCCGAACTCTGGATCTCTCAGATTGGCCAGATGAACAGCCGACAGATAACGGCGATCTGTAACGCGCTGGTAGCCCGCTGCGCGGCAGGGAATTCGTGGCCGCCGGATCTGGCTGAGTTCGTGACGCTGGCGGCTGATAACTGCGGCAACGCGCTGGGGCTTAAGACCGATGACGTGATGGCCGAATACTGGCGCTGGCGCAGGGAGTCATACCAGTACGACTCAGCAGTCGAATTTCCCTGGAGTCACGATGTCCTGTACCAGATTTGTACCGAAATGCGACGCACAGGCACCGAGCGGCAAATGACCGAAAAAGAGCTGGAGGCGCTAGCGGGCCGGTTACTTGCGAAGTGGGAAAAACATTTTCGCGACGGGCACGAAATCCCTGAGGTCAGGAAGCAGCTTGAAAAACCACGCCGCCCGACCGGGCCGACTCCGGCAGAGTTACTGATGGCGAAGTATCGCCAGCAGCAGGCGGCGAAGAATTCAGATAAGCATTGAGGTTACACGAATGGCTAACTCTTTCAAAAAAATGACCACCTCCGGCGTTATCAAGCGCCTGCATTCCGGGATGTTTATTCGTCTGGATGATATTCACGTCAAAGAGGGCTTCAACAAGCGTGAGAACGACGAGCGAACCCGCCAGGCCGATGATGAGCTGTTTGAGTTTCTCTGCGCCGGTGGCCGTGTTCCTGCGCTGGAAGTGATACCACGCGATGAGGGCGGCGTATGGATTGTCGAGGGGCATCGTCGCCATCGCTGCTACCAGCGCTGCCGTGACGCCGGTAAGCCGGTCGAGTACATCGCCATCGTGCCGTTTGAGGGGAACGACGTTGACCGCGTGGCGCGAATTATGACCTCCAACAACCAGCTGCCGCTCACGCCGATTGAGCAGGCCGCCGTGGTGAAAGAGCTGGCAGCGTTTAATCTGACGAAGCAGGAAATTGCGCAGAAGGTTCACAAGTCGGTTGCCACCATCGAGAAGCTGTTAACGCTTGCGATGGCAAATCATGACGTGCAGCAGAGTGTTAAATCCGGCGAGGTATCCGTTGATGTCGCCGTTGACCGTGTGAAAGAGCATGGCGAGAAAGCCGGAGAGGTTCTGGAACAGGACAAAGCTACGGCGGCCGCTGCGGGCAAGAAAAAAGTTACCCGCAGCGTGATCGCCCCGGAACTGAGCGTGAAGAAAGCCCGACGCCTGGCGGAACTGCTGGCCCTGGCAGAAATCAGTGAAGAGGGAGTGATCACGATGGAAGGGCTGGCGCTTGCCGAAGCGATGGAGATTATCGAAGAGCAGAAGCGCATCGAATCAGAACGGAGCAGGGCGGCGGCATGACGGAAATCAAAACACCCTGGAACCCCAGCAGAAAGGCAACGGCACGTGTGAAAAACCCGTTGCCAGCTCCAGTTGTTTGCCGGTTTTGTGGCGAAAACGTCCGGGTTGCCACTCATGTTGAAGTATACGGGCGGGATTACAGCGACTGGCCGTATGTATATCTCTGCGATGGTTGCGGCGCATACGTTGGGATGCATCCGTTTACTGCTATCCCGCTTGGCTCTCTCGCGGATAAAAAAACGAGAGATGCCCGGAAACAATGCAAGCCCTCGTTCGAAGCATTATGGCGAAATGGTGGCATGACACGCAGCGAGGCTTACGGATGGCTGGCCCGCCAGCTTGGCATACCGGTAAGCGACTGCCACTTCGGCTGGTTTGACACTGAAATGTGTCAGCGAGCGAAACAAATTTGCAAGTCTTATCAGAATATTGAGGTTTAAGCGCATGAGCATCGACACAGCAAAACTGAAAGCGGCGGCGCAGGGAGCGTTGCAACCACATGAGCGCCTAGGTGCGCTACCAACGAATGATATCTTTGACATATCGCTGGCAGAAGGCACCCAGCTTGATGCCGACATCACCGCTGTGAACGCATTTCATGACGAATCGACTCCCGCCAAAATCCTGGAGCTGATAGCAGCGCTGGAAGCCAAGGACGCGCAGATTGCGGAGCTTTTAGAGAAACAGCGCCTGATAGATATCTGCCAGGGGCAAGGGCTTGAGCATCGAATTGCGGCAGAGAGACGCGCTGAGGCCGCAGAGAAGCGCGTAGCAGAGCTTGAAGAGAGCGAATTGCAGCTAATGGAAGAGCGCGACAACGCCGAGGAGGCGTTGGCTGATATGTACCAGGCGGCGACGGGAGAACGCCCTGAATGGAGTAACTGGTTTGGTTACGCTGATGCTATAGACGCAGTAACAGACCGTGTCGCCGAGCTTGAGGCTAACTAAATCACCGCTACCGGTACGCAATTTCTTTCCGAAGCGATAGGCGCACATGCTTACATCGCGGGCTGCCTTGTTCAGGGGCGACCAGATTTAGCCCTGGAAGAAGCGCATAAGTGGGTTTCTGTTTTCTCTGTGGCGGCGGCGGATGAAAGGCTGAAAAATTGACACACTAAGATATCCGGGGCTATAGTCCGCGTGCAGCCGCAAAATCGGCTGCCGGGATTAGCCTCCCGGATAGTAACCGCGACAGTTACACGCCGCGAGCGTGTTTTTTATTGTCGTTTGCATAGTCACATCTTCGCATTATGGTGGGCTGTGTGGGGGCGGAGCAATCCGCGCCGGTGGTTACCCGGTAAGGCTAACCCTGCACAGCTCACCACCCTACGATTAGCCTCGAACGGTGGTGTAAATACAGTAACCGCTTAGAGGACGTCGCCATGACAACTCAAATTTCCCCTGAATCAATTTTGCTGACCGTTCACCAAAACACCCCTGTGATTACTACTGAACTTCTGGCGCAGCTTTACGGAACGGAAGCAATTCGAATTCAGCAAAATCACGCCCGCAATACAGAACGTTTTGTAGAAGGAAAGCATTTCTATAAATTAGTGGGAGATGAACTTCGGCATATGAAGCACAGACTATCTTTAAGCGAGTCTGTGAAAATCGCCCGCAACGTTCGCTCCCTCATCCTCTGGACAGAACGCGGCGCTGCCCGCCACGCAAAAATGCTGGAAACGGATCAGGCGTGGGATGTTTTTGAAAAGCTGGAGGACTGTTACTTCAGCCAAAAATTTGAACCACAAACACCCTATCCAGTTATCAAAGGCGATTCCCGAACTCTGGTGATCCGGCTCGATGAAAACGGCTGCATAAAATACACAGAGAAGGTCCCGGATGATGCTCAGGTTTGTACCATCGAAAGCTTCAGGTTCTGGGCGGAGCAGAATGGCTGGCTGGTTATGCGTAAAGAGCAACTGGTAGAGAAATTGCTGTCGCTTTAGTAACATAACGGCGGGTGCTTGAGGCTATCTGCCTCGGGCATGAACACTAAAGGCAGATAGAGAAAAGCCCCAGTTAACATTCGGCGTCCGGCAAGACGCTTAACATTAATCTGAGGCCATATCTATATGCGACACATAGAGATTAGCCTCTTACCGACCTTTGGGTCAAGGAGAAGCAGGCTATGAAGCAGCAAAAGGCGATACTCATCGCCCTGATCGTTATCTGTATTACTGCCGTTGCGGCGGTGCTGGTCACGAGGAAAGACCTCTGCGAGGTACGAATCCGAACCGGCCATATGGAGGTCGCTGTCTTCACAGCTTACGAATCTGAGGAGTAAGAGACAGGCGGGGAGGGATCCCCGCCACCTTTGATGTGTCAGGTATCCTCAATGCACCCACGCTTAACCCGCTTCGGCGGGTTTTTTGTTGCTTAATCAAAAAATGACGTTCATCACCAAACTTAAATTTTGATGTTAATCAAATTTAAAAA